CGTTTCATCGAAGTAGAGCCCCCCGAGGTTGCGCCAGAGGTTAGGGAATCCTTCCTTAGGAAGTACCCAAAAGTAGGTTATAGTGAACGTAGTGAAGCCCTTCTCTCTAGGGGAGGGGTGCGCAAAGTGGTAGAACGCTTGGTGATTGAGTTGAACCCTAAATCAACGCCAGGTATTCCACTATCAGCGCTGGCATCTAACAATGGAGACCTCGTGGCTGAACACTCGGAGCTCCTGATCGATGCTGCCACGGACAGAATTCTGGCCCTGGCGCACGCCGATTTCGGCGAGATCATGAAGCTCTCCGCCCGCCAGCTGGTGGAGCGGGGCCTCGTGGACCCTGTTGCTATGACAGTTAAGATGGAACCACACCCGGAGAAGAAAATTACCACGAAACGGTGGCGGCTCATTTTCATGAGATCCGTCGTCGACCAGTTGGTTGAACGATTCTTCGCAGGTCCTCAAAACAAAGCGGAAATCGCGTTGTGGGAGGACATCCCGTCCAAGCCAGGAATCGGCTTTGCCGATGAACAGATTGCATCCGTGTTCGCACAGGTTAGCAAGCTTGGCGAAGTCATGTCTAATGACGTTCGTGGATGGGATTGGACTGTGAAATGGCATGAGTTGCTTGAAGAAGCGAAACAACGCATCCTTCTGATGAAGGACGCGTCCGACGCCTTGAAGAACCTTGTCCTCACAACCATCCGCTGTCTCTCCATGTCTGTCATTGTTCTCACAGACGGACACATGCTGGAGCAGAAACTCCCAGGCCTCATGAAGTCGGGCTCGTACCTGACCTCGAGTTCTAACTCGAGGATCAGGGTTTTCCTGGCCTGGCGCAGGGGAGCGGAAGCTGTTGCCATGGGAGATGATTGCCTTGAACAAACCCTCAGTGAAGACCTTGATACTATCAGGGAATACTATGAAGGTATTGGTCACCCCCTCAAAGACTTAGAAGTGCAGGACCGAGAATTCGAGTTCTGCTCCCATAAGTACACGGGGGAGGGGGCCTGGCCTACGTCGTGGCCGAAGACGTTTTTCCGGTTGTTAAACCAGAAGCCAGCTGAAGGACCAGATGCTGCCTTGAGGGAGGCAGTTCTGCGTTCACAGTTTGACTACGAACTTCGCCACAACAAGGCTGTCCTACGTCGCTGTCATGACGCTTTGCAGGAGATAGGTTGGACCCTGCAAAAGATTAGCAATGACGAGGAGCAAGGCATCCAAGCGACGTCGCCGCGAGAAGCGCGAAATTGAGCGTGCCCTAGTGCACGACGCGCGCGCCTTGGCCATTCAGGGCCATGGCGACTACACCTACCAAAACCCCGGGCCTTGGGGGCAAATTGGCCGCGAACTTGGAGCGGCCGGGGGCAAAGCCCTCGGCGCTGCAGCGGGCGAAATGCTCATGCCAGGGCCTGGTGCGCTGGTGGGTTCTTCTATCGGCGAGAAACTTGGTAAGTATCTTGGAGGTGCGGCTCACTGGATTGGCCGGTTGTTCGGCTCCGGTGACTACCACATGGAGTACGGTCCTCAGTTTTACAAGCAGAACTCTCTGTTTGCTCGAGGTCCTGTACCGGGTCCTAAGCCCGGTGGCCCTAGTTTTATGCAGAACCACCCCACAAGGGTGACTCACCGCTTTTACATTGGCCCCGTGCTCAGTTCCACCAGCGACCGCATAGTAG